ATTTACAGGTTCAGCGATGACTGCCACATCGAGCGGAAAGTTGCGCCAGACCTTTGCGTTGGTCGATGCGTTGTAGTCATCCGGTCGAATGGTCGTCGGTGCGCTTTCTGCATCCGTGCTTGCAATCAGTTGGTAAAGCCTGATCAGGTTCGATGTGTCCGCATCTTTAAACATGACCGCCTTTCCAACGGTTACCGCCACCGTCGCGATTGCATCCAGATCGGCAGCAGTGCCTCCGGTCTGACTCGTTACCGTGGGAAGCCATTCGATGCCGCTTGCCTTGAGCAGGTATTGAGTCGGGTCTCCTGCGTTTGTTGGCGTGGCTTCATCGCCTACGAGGATGTCGTGGTAGATCGTAAACTCGACAGGCTCGACAGAGCTTCTCCATCCGCCCGATCCGCTGGGCTGATAGGTCAGCTCGAAACTACAGGCTAGGCTAGCAACGTCGTTTACGGCGTTAGCATCGTCGCGATTCAGCGCGGTGTCGATCTCGTTGGTGTTAAGGTCGAGCGTTCCGGTGTAAGTGTAGGTTCCCGCATCATGCGTCCATGTTGAATTGGACGCGAGAAGCGTGCCGTCGCTATATTCGCCCTCCTCCTTGATACCGATCCTGATCACGGTTCCACCAGGCAGGTTTTCCGGCGTCCACGTTGGAGCTTCGACAATCGAGGTCGTGCTCGTCGGGTCTGAGCTTCTCCCGAAAATGAGCTGAACCGGAGTCGCGCCGTCTCCAGACTTTCCGGCCAGACCGGTAATGACAGAATCCTGCCCAGGTGCGGCAACTAGGCGATCAATGCGGAGGTCGAAGAAGAGTTTCATGCGGAGAGATTTTGAATGCCTGTTTTCATGGTCGTTTTGGTTGCGCCGAAGACCGTTACTTGTTCTGCGGTGTAGGAGGTTGGCGCTTCGGCATATTCGATCATCGCGATTGCGGCTTCGTCGTCGCCCTCGTCGAGGAGCGTGTTGGCGACCTCAAACTTTTCGCGAAATGGTCCGCGAATGTAGGCCGGGAGAGCTTGCCATGCAGCGTAGAGGGCAGAGCGGCCCTGTGCGCGTTGGTTGATAGTTGCCTCCCGGTCTGCAAGGATGGCCTCTGCAAATGCGCGTTGCGCCTCGATCTCTTGCGGCGTCGGCACGCTGCCGCCGTCGCCAGCGGTGATTTCGTCGCCGTAGACTCGCCAGCCGCCCCGGTCAGGCCAAGCAATTGAAAGAATGTCGTGAATCGTTGCAATCATGGGATTCTCAGAACCTGCATCGTGAAGCCTTTATAGAGCGTGAATGTTGACCCGTTTATTTCTCCTCCGATTTGGAGCTGGACCGTGCCTGGATTCGATCCATTGCAAACGTAAATCTGAATCATAATAGGCATCGCGCTATTTATCAGCGTGCCGCCGCCTTGAGTCGCGGTTGTGCTAAATGCAGTTATTCCCGATTCAGTTCTGACTGCGGTGGCCGAAGTGAAAGAAAAGTCGCCGATCTGAACATCGGTAGGCGAGACTGGGCCTGTGAAAGCATATTTGAAACCAGAGCCGGAAGTATTGGTTGACCAAAATCCGCGAAAGGTGGCCGAGACTTTTTCGTTAGCGGCAATTGAGAATGACATCCCGCTTACGTTGGCAACAGCGCCCATATTGTCTGTGATGTTGCTGGTCGTAACAGCGACAGGAATAAAATCTCCGATCACACACTCTTCAAAAGCGCCAGCCCCTGCGGTTTTTCTGCCGATGAGTTTACCCTTTGCCGTGGCGTTGACTAAGTTTACAAAATTGACTGCTTGGTCATTTAAAAGCCAAGTACCCCCGCTTACGGTAATTACTCCTTTGTTGCCGTCTGGAACATTAGGCGCAGGGTAAAATGTGTCACCCTCCCAAACGACTCGCCTAGTAATTGTCGTGCCGATCAATGAGCCGGTGGCGATCTGCGTAAATTCCGCAGTGGCGGTTTCAGCAATTGCGCCGTTGTCTCCGCCGTTGACGCCAGTTCCGGGAGTTATTGTGATGCTTGAAATGTAGCAATGTCTCAGGCTGTAGCTGCCAATGCTGCCACCGGGGTAGGAAGAGGATTCGCTTGCAGCGTCTCCGCCCTCAATCGTCAGGTTAATGCCTAGAATTCCATCGGAAGTAAGGTTCAACGGCGGTGTGTTCACGCCGCTGCCTTCTGCGGGGCTTTCTCCGCGCCATGTAAAGTTAAGCGTTGCGCCGGGGCCAACAACATGAACGACGCTAGGGCCACCTTCGCCGAAGGCAAACTCTGCCAAGATTGTCCAAGTTCCCTCGCCAAATTCAAACGCATCCGCCCCATCGTCCCACGCAGCCTGAGCCGTCGCATAGGGTTTAGACGGATCGCCGATAGTTCCTGACGTATCGTTTCCCCCAGAACGCACATATGCGATTCCAGTTCCGGTGATGGACGATCCACCTCCCGCAGGGGTCGCGAACGTAGGAGCGGCAGATGCTCCATTGCTCTTGAGATATGTTCCATCAGCTCCGAGGGCAAGCTCGACAAGCTGACCGCTGCCGTTGGAATGAAAAACCTTCCAGTTCCCGGCAGTGTGGTCGCTGGTCGATGTCATCGCGTGCGAGCGATCATGGAACCGCGCATCGTTGCCTTGCGCAAATTGACCGGACCCAGTTCCGAATGCGCCAGCTTCAAGGACTCCGCTGGTTCCGGTCTTGATCGGCAGGCCCGAGGTCGAGCCGATTGCGCCAGCATTTGAAATGCCCCCATGAACGTGGCTTGTGGGCGTCCTTGCGTCGGTCAGGCGGGAATCGTTCGTGGCGACGTAGTCAGTCCCAGCAACGGCAACGTCGAGCGTATTGCTTGCGGCCTTGAGAATGCCCGTTAACCCGCTGGTTGCGGTGTTGGTCGTCAACGTCGGTTCCGCAGCGCCGAGGACTGCAACCGATACTGAGACGGCTCCGCTTGCAATGTTCACATCAATGGCTGGCGATGAAACAACGGCGGAAGATTCTGCGATGTCAGATCCAGGTGCCACCCAATCGGCTTGGCCTTGAAGGCGCAACAGAACGTCGCTTCCTTCGCTGGCGGAAATATCTACCCAGTATTCGGTTTCGCCCTTAGCTTGGACATCTTCCAAGGTCCAACCAGATGCAAAGGCCGGAACGGTTGCGTCGGTTGTCGCGATGTTGAACGTGACGACCTGTCCCGCGATGGTCAGATTGGACTCGCCGGAATCAGTTCCGAAAACGCGTCTAACAGTGCCGGAACGCGCCCTCATTCCAAAGGTCACAAATTTACCCGTCATCGAAAACTCCGCTCCGATAGTAAGGCTCAATCGGAACGGTGCGCCCTCTGCAAAATAGAATTTCGGCAGATCGGCAACGCCGGAGATGACGGGAGAGTCGGGCATGTCGATGCCTCCACAAAACGAACGGGATTTTCAACTTGATTTTCCCGGTTGTTTTGTGGACGCGTCCGACATGTTGAAATTGCGCTACGACGAGAAGGGGCAGGTGCGGGGATTGCCTGACGCGATTCGCCCCGGCGACAGTCTCAGCGTCGAACTAATCGCGGATCATTTGGAGATTACAAGCAGTGACACGTTAAGCTTGTCCCTTGCGCTCGAAAAGCCCGTCCCGATTGCCTCCGGCGACTGGTCGATCAGTTGGGGCGCTTCCACCGTCGAGCTTTCCGCTGCCGGGATTGACGCGCATTTGCTGGGTCTCGCGCTCAATCGCCTTTCTGCCATTGTTTCGGCAGGCGGTGTCGATGTGACCGGGAAAGATGGCCTTTTTACAGTCACGTTTAGAAGCAACGGAGCGAGGGCGGATTTTACGATTGCCCATTCCGCCTTTGGAACGATGACGAATCGTGCGCTTACCTTGATCGCTGGCGGCGCATCCAACGTTGAGACGGTCGAGATCGACCTGACGCTTCAGACGCTTGTGGCGGCGACAAGCGCGGCCAACATTAGCGAGGCTGCCGTTACCGTGGCAAACGTGGCGACCGGTAGCGTGAGCGTTGCGCAAAACGACCGCATCACCATTTCAAGGATGCCGGATGCTGGAAAGTTTCAAATCAGGACGGCAACCGATACCGGCACAATGTGGCTTTCGGCAAATGTCTCAACCTATCAGATCGAGACGGCACTAGAGGACATCGAGCCGGGGGAATTCCTAGTGGCCAGAGATGCGACCGGAGAGACGATCAAGATCGAGGTCAAGCGCACCGCCGTGGGAGTGAATCCGGCGATCACGGTTTCCGAGACGTTTATTGGCCCAATCGGCGTGACGATGACGCTGGACACATCCAAAATGCTGCGGCTGCTCGACGCTGCCAGCGTGGCGCTTCCAACTGCGGCGGTCTTGACCTTCTCGCGCGGGACGGAGACGCAATTTTCGCAACTGGTGACACTGGCTCCGGTATTGTTGAGCCACGGGCAACCTGTTTGACGGTTCCAAAAAATGAATGAGGCGGCACTTGATCGGTATTACCGGGGGACTCTTCGGCACTTAGAGCGTGCGTTCCGTTTCCAGCGCACGATGACCGCGCCGGAATGGTCCGAGAAAGTTCGACGCATGGAAGGCGGGAGGCGCTTTCGCTTTGATTTCGCGCCATACCAAAGGGAGATGATGGAGGCGCCCTATGATCCGCGCGTGCAAATGACCGTTTACATGCTCGCCAGCCGGATGGGCAAAACCGAGGTGGTCATGAACCAAATCGGCCACAGCATCGCAGAGGCTCCTCGCCGCGTGCTGGTCATGTATCCGACGATTTCGCAGACCGAGAAATGGAGCAAGGAAACGCTGATGGGAGAGCTGGTCAATCCGACGCCGGATCTTGCCTCGCTGATCGGCGACGATTCTGGCCGCAGGAAAAGCGGCAATACGATCCTTCACAAGCTTTTCCCTGGCGGTTTGGTCAATGCCTTCGGTTCCAACGCTCCAGGTGAGATGCGGAGGGCAAAGGGCAACTTTCTCTTTGCCGACGAAATCGACGCCATCGAATCGACGGAATCAGACGAAGGCGACCCGCTCGAGATCTTCTGGGTCCGAGGTTCCGAATATTCGGACACAATCAAGATCGCCGCGAGCTACCCATCCGTGAAGGGCAAAAGCAAAATCGAGGCGTTGATGCTCCAAAGCGATTGGCGAGTCTGGATCGCACCCTGCCCACATTGCTCAAAGGAGTTTGTCCTGCACCGTCGCCAATTGAAGTATGACCGCGACAAGCCCGAGGACGCGTGGATTGAATGCCCCGAGAGCGAGTGTCGAATCACCGATGCGGAGCGGATGGAGATGATACGGAGCGGAAGATGGCAGGCAACGCGCCCGTTTAATGGAATCGCAGGCTTTCACGGATCCCGCATGATGTCGCCACATCCTCCCCAAAAGGGATTCGCGAGTCATCTGCACTGGGCTGCGGTCGAGGAGTTGAAAATTGAGGCGGCAGACAATCGCGAAAAGGCGAAGCGCGTCCTGATCAACACCTTCGACGCTGAAACCTACCAGGCGCCCGAGGAAGAGATGCCGGATCCGGTGGGCCTTGCTCAGGAGGCCTACGATTATTTGGAGCGGGTCACGGAAAACCAGTTCAAGATTCCTGCCGGGGTGCTGGTCGTCACTGGCGGCTGCGACGTTCAAGGCGACCGTTTGGAGTTTGAGTTTGTCGGTCACGGTGCGAACGGTCAAACGTGGGGTCTGGGGTATCACATTTTGAGCGGCGGCACGATGGAGCCGGAAGTGTGGCAAAAGCTTGATGCCCTGCTCCAGACCGAATTCCTCCACCCATGCGGGAAGGTGCTGCGAGTCGCCTC